GAATATCGCTGTTAATTAATTCAGGCGCTGTTAGTTTTATTCCTTGTGTCTCTGCATATGCTTCTAAAGATTTTGCTAAATCAATTTTTTCTTGTGGAACTCCCTTTAATGCCTCTGCTGCCAATTTTACAGCTCTGTTTGGATCTGTGATGTAACTAGCTATTCCGCCTGTGGCTAATGTTCCAAGCGTAGATACAACAGGACCAGCTCCAACCTCCTCTAAACCTTGTTGTACAAGACCAGTAGGAATACCAACCTTGAACGCTCTAGCTAAACCAAGGCCCATTGTTGGTAATGTAAATTCTCCAATTGCTTGAGCTTGTCTTCCACCAAGGGTGGGTGGCTCATACTCAATTAGTTCTTTTGCTTGTGGTTGCTGTCTTATTCCTTTTCCAAGTAAACCTAAATACTCTGTTGTTCGACCTAATGGCATTTTTGATCTTATATTTTTTAATAAATCAAAATATTGTGTAATCCCTTTTTCTTGTGTTGGCTCTAAGGCTTTTGCTTTTCTTTCTGCAAAAGATGCCGCTCCCTCAGTAATCATTTGGGGAAATTCCATCAAACCAGTTGTGCTTCTTAATCCGCCAGATGCATATGCTTTTGCATAATCTAGCGCAGTTTGTTTTGGTATTTCAGGTTGTGGCGCAAACTCTGTAGCAATGTATTCTCGTGCTTTTAATTTTGCCTCTTCTTCTTTACCAGCTTCACCCTCAATTTCTAAAATTGTTTTATTGGGTAGCTCAAACTCGTAAATTACTTTTTGCGCCATTTTTTATAGCTCTATTCTAATTCTTTGAACATTATTAGGCCCGCCTGTTGTTAGAGGTGGTGTTTGTTGTTGCATAAATGGATCTACAAAAGATGGCAATGGTGTTGCAAATATGCTGTCTATTTCTGTTACATATTTATCAAAATCTTCTTTTCTGTCAGGCATCCTTTCAGCCCTATAATTTAATCTCTTTTTTTGATTTTGTAATGATAGCGTTACATCTTCTGAAATTCTATTAGCAACTTCTCCCAAAACCTTGATTCTTCCCTCTGCGCCAACGCCACCACTAACAATTCTTAACGCATTTTCATAATCCTTGTCTGACAATCCTCTTCCCTCTTGTCCTCTTGACGCAGCAAATAAATATGCTAAATCCCTTATTTTTGATTCTAGCACAGCATTTCCACCAGATATTTCTTTTATTCTTTTTCCAAAATCTCTTTTGGTATCGTATGCTACAAAAGTTCCAGATTTTTGTTGCTGTTCATAATCAAAATTAAGATCTTCATTAATTTTTGCATATTCTCCAATTACAGATCTTACATTTTGTTCTAAAGCATCAACAAATTGAAATAAACCACCAGCTGCAAGAGCTGCTGTTGGCTCTTTATACATTTGATCGGCGGTTGACTGAATTGCATTTACAAGCTGTATGGTTGCATCCCATTGTTTTTCAAAAGGTTTAATTTCTGGGCTTATAAAAATATCAGATTTTTTTGTAAGTTGTTTTGTTTGCGCTGTTTTGGTATCAGTGGGTAGTCTGGTAAGTTTTGCACCTTTTGGTAATGTTCCACTTTGTTGCTCTTTTACAAAATCTTCTTCTGTGATGTTTCTGATAAAATTATCATTTTCATCAACCATTTGTAGTATTTCTATTGAACTTGGTGTTGAGGCTTTCTCTAAACCAGGAAAAACTCTTTCAAAAGATCCATCTGGGTTGACATAATATTTAAAACCATCAACGCCTTCTACAATTTGTCTTTTCTTAAATTGATTTTGTTTAGCTTCAATCCTCTGAGCCTCTTGCTGTTGAGCTATTTGCATTCTTCTTGGATCACCAGATAATTTAGCAGCTGTTTGTGATAGTCTATAAGACAGCTCTCGCAATCCAGCTAATCTAGCTCGTTTTCTTTCTTCGGCATTGCTTAATTGCATGGGATCATAACCACCCATTCTAGCGAGGTTATTAGATAATCTGCTACCAACTCTTGTTAATGTACTTGGTTGTTCTAAACCTAGAGTACCTGTTTCTGGAGAGGTTTGAAATTGCGGCGTTAAATCCAATGTCTCTGTTGGGGATGGGATGCCAAATGTTTTTAATAAATCGTTTACTGCCATGGTTTAAAACTTTAATTCAGACAAAGTAGTATATAAATCTGCAGCGCCAGAAACTTTGTCAAGAAAAGACGGACTGGTTCTTTCGGTTAGCGTTTTATTTTCTGGTTGCCCAAACACAGCTTGCTTTAATAAGCCAAATTGTTGCGGAGCATATTCCAAAGCTCTTTGGAACTCTTGATAAGGAACATCCAACGCGCCTTGTTGCAGTCTTTGTTGTTGCAAACCAATCTGACCAAGCTGACCCAATCTTTGTTGTTGTATTGAACCAACGCCCCCAAGCAATCCTGCTTGTTGCGCTCTTGCTTTTAATTCTAATTCTGGGGCAAACATTGCCATTTGCTGCTGTCTTGCGATGTCTGATTCTGCGGCTCTTTGTGCTTGCTCAAAACCAGCTTGTCTTAAAGCAGCAGCAGTTCTAGCTTGTTGCTCTATGTAAGGTCTTTGTGATTCAGTTTCTAGTAAAGCAGAGCGTGAACCACCAAAAGCACCTGCGCCAATTGCTTGAGATTGCGCTTGTCGTCTTGCAATATCAGCTTGTCTTTGTATATCAGCCATGGATTGATCTATCACTTGTTGAGTATAGGGTGATTGATATGCACCTATGTCAGCGCCTAATAATGAGCCAACTTGACCTATTTGTGGCGCTTGCTGTTGAGCTAATCCTTGTAAACCTGTTAATGGATCATACTGCATACCAGTTTCAAACAAACCTCGGGTGGCTTGAAATTGTCTAAGTTGATCTGGGTTAAAACCAGCAACTCGTGATCCTGTGTATGGCACAAATGGTTGTTGTGCAATACCTTTGGCTCTGCCATAAAGATCTTCGTACATAGCCATTTGTCTGGGATCGACTTGAGTAGATGATGTTTGTTTAGAGCCGCCGCCTTTAGCTGCCCCGTAAAGCGCTGTTCCTGCTGTTATATATGGTAATGCTTGTGGCATATTCTTTTCCTATAAATCTTTGCTTAATAAAACCTCTTGCTTGAATCCAAGTGGTTTTGTTTTCCTAATCCATCCCTTTCTGCCGCCACCATATAATCTTTTGATGCCAGCTTTTTTTGCAAATTTTTCTATGTGTTTTAACATTTCTTCAAATTCTTCAAAGTTTCCACCAAATACCAATATATTCATTGATAACATCTGCGGAAAGGGTATTAGCTCTGTAACCATGGCTGATTTTTTACCTGGCCATAGTAAAGCTATTCCACTTCTTATTTTATCTTCTATGTCTTCAATTGTATAGGTATCTTGATATTTCATGGCTTTAACAAGCAATGGTTTACAGCGTTCCCATTGAACTTCCCACTCTTCGGGTTCTTTTTTAATGGGTGTGACTTTATTAATCCCCTTTTCCATACTCAACGATACTCATGTGTATATCTAAATTACCAGCATGATTAGCTTGCACTTTAATTATTTCACCTTGATGAATAATAATGGGTCTTTCTAATAGCTCTGTAGTGCTGTTAGCAGTAATAACCTTGCCACTAAATAAATTAAAAGTATCTGTATCATGCGTATTAGTTACATCTATTTGGGTTTGTTGACCTTGATGCTCACACACTAAAAATGATTGAATAATAGAAAAAGTAAAATCATCACCAGAAGGTGATGTATAAACAGTGTAATCAGTGTTAGCCAAAGTAATGTTCATATGAACATTCTCCGCCCTTTGTATGTACTGTCTTTGTGAGGATAAATCCATTATCTTTTACCTCTTGGTCTAATGTTTAATCTAATTTTTCCTACTTGAAAGTCTTGTGTGGTACTGCCTGTAACTGTCATTTGTACTTGTCGTGCAGTAAACCTTGCATCGGTATAACCATCACTTTCAAAAGTAAAACTGCCAAAGTCGGTTTCTGCACCGAGTGGAGTAAATTTACCTTTGAAACTAAGGGTGACACCTGGAAGCGTGTTAGCCTCTTCGTCTGGAATGATTTGATTGCATTGGACATAATTGTCACCATTGCCTATTTCGATAGGCCCAGAGGTCGCATATGGAACAGCATCGCCTAAATTAGGTGAGTTACCTAATACAGTTGATTCGTGCTGATACACAAAACCATCGCTATCTGCTGAAGTTGGGAAATCAAAAACACCTTGGTCAACCCAACAACCTCTGTCTAGCTCACCAATAGACCAAACATTTTCACCATAATTCCAAATGACGTATTTGTTAGGAGCGTATTGATTATCACCGCTTGGGAATCCCCACCATAATTCATTGAAGTTAGAGTTATGACCGCCCCAACAAGCCTGTTTGCCAGACACATTTAGTTGATCGTAAACATAATCATGCACTTCGCATGGTATTTCTCTAACAGTGCCATCGTATACAAAGAAAGAGTTTTCACCCATCCACGCTAGGAAGTTACCAGTAGAAACAATAGAACGTCTGCTAACTGTTTTGCAGTTAGTTCCAGCATCAGCAATACCATAAACAAAAGGTGAACCAGCATAGAACATTCTGCTAATACCAGTATCACTAAAAATAATAATGTCATTGCCAAATGATGCTGCCATGATAGCTCTGCCACCTGTAGGGATTTGTAAATCACCTGCGGTGTTAGTAGCTTTAGATGTCCAGTTAGTATTATCTTCTCTGTTTGACCATGATATTTTTCTTGGATCTC